GATCGATTTTCGATAGTGAGATCTCGTAGAAAATGGCGACGTCGCTGTCACACTCTACAACTGTGATGAGTTTGTCCTTGGGGATGATGAAGGTCTCTTGTCTAGAGAATCTCATCCAAGGGCTTACCTTTGCCCCGATCTTGTTTCCTAGTTGTACTTCTTCTACGACGATTGGATTATCCAGGATGAAATAGTCACCTGCTTCATCTTCAACGTGTGTCACTTGAGAGAGAACTTCTTCGCCAGACACTAACTTGAGTGCTGCTAGAAATTCTGTCATGTTATTTGTTTCGTAAGTTGACGTCAATAAATTCATAGTTAAAGGATTCCTCGTTATACACCTTGACTCTTTCAATCAGGTGGTTGAGGGTATAGTTGCGACGACCACCCGATGAGATGTCGTCAGCGATATCATAGAGTACAGCCTTTCTCTTGTTCTCTCCTTTACGGAGGACTCGACCGATTGACTGTAGGTTACGGATTCTTGATTTAGAAGGAGATGCGAATACTACATTGTGTAAGTTCCGAATATTAATACCTGTAGAAAAGGTGCCATAGCTGGCAACGATAATCGAGTCCTTAGTCTTCTCTGCGATTGATCTAGCTTTCTCTCGGTCCTCGGTGTCTACACCTCCATAGACTAGGAACACATTTCTGTGGTCCCCTACCTTGTTATTTATCAAGTCAAACAATGGCATACCGTGCTTTTCAACGTAGTTGAACAACACGAGAGTGTTGCCCTCTAGGTCACACACCAGATTTCGTATAAACCGATTCCTTTGTTCGTGCTCTACTAGGTATTCCATCTCATCCTGGTACCCAGCAAACTGTTGTTTGTCATGCTTAAGTAACAGAATCTTAATCTCAAACTCTGATAGGTGCCCTGCCTTGATAAGTTTCTCTGTCTTGGTAACACGGTTCACAGCACCAAAGACACCCTCTAGCACCAGTTGATTCGTCTGTGTGCCGTCTAGTGTACCAGTGAAACCGATCCTATACTTACAGTCATGAAGCTTGTTCATGATGTTAGTCAGGGACTTTGCTTTGAACAGGTGTGCTTCATCACCAATGACAGCACCGAAGTCATTAAAGTATGACTTGGGTAGTTTGTATACAGACTGCCACGTAGTGATAACTACATCCTTCTTAGACATGGGCGACTCGCCACCATATACCTTATGGCAGTGGTGCTTCGCATTCCATCCATACTCCTCGAAGTCCTTGTACATCTGCTCTACCAGAGATGTAGTCGGGACGACAAGCAGCGTCTTTAGATCCTTCTTCTCAAAGAAGCGGACCAGTGAATATATCATCAACGATTTACCAGAGGCAGTGGGAGAAAGCAACAGCTTCCTCCTGTTTCGCATCGCCTCGTAGATTGCCTTGTACTGGTAATCTCTGACTTTGTGTGGTAGGTTCAGACTCTTTACAAATTCTCCCACCGCTTCAGGGGTGACGAATTCATCCACTTCTTGAGGAAGTCCGTAGTATTCGTTGTCCCTAAATGCGTATTCGTACCCGCGTTCTTGGCAGAAATGAGTAATATAAGGGAGAAGACCAGCGTAAATTTCGCCTGTACCTGGACTGAATAGTTTGATTTTTCCATCCCAGAATCTCTTCTTATACGCAGACATGAACTTAGCCTGCGGTACTTCAAAAGTAAACTCGTCTGCTAACTCATACTGTACATGAGGTTCACATTCGATTTTGAGGTAGACTTCGTTCTTCTTCTGAATTACTACGCTAGACGTCATATCCTTTTAACAATTTGGCAAACTCAATCGCATTCTTAATTTGAAAGGATTGGTTGTTGATTGCCGTCAAGATGCTTTTGAGAGCATCCACCATCTGATTGTAATACTTCAATTTGAAGACTGCTTTCTGATAGTCTTCGTCGGATTCTAGGTATATACCCACGTCTTGCTTTAGAAGCTTGATCGGAAAGGGTTTGTCTGATTTACCTGTGTAATACTCCCAGCGTTCCCGATAACACTTCTTCAGTTCCAGATCATGTCTGTCTCGAAGGCAGGTTATCTGGTTAAGCAACTGTAAATATTTAGCATGTAACCTGGGGATCGCTAGGGAGTTGTGGTCTAGTTTTTCATCATCAAGTTGCGAGTCCTTCTCCCACATGGACTCGATCATTTCAAGATTCATAAGCGATTGCCTTCTTCATCAATGAATTCAAACAGCGTGTATCTGAACGTCACGTCAGCAGTCACGTAGTCGATGTCATTCGCATCTGATGTGAACCGTACTCCAGACAGGGAGATGGGGAACAGATTGAAGAAGACTACAGTGGACGTGGTGTTGTAGTTACTGTCAAGTATTAACAGTCTACCATCTGTTGTGAGCTTCGTAAAGTCGTTTGTCCTACCCTCCTCATCCACGTTCAGGATGAACTTGGGGAACTGATCGAAGTTCTTGGGGTTGGTCAGACCTTTCATCCAATCATAGATCTCATAGAAGTTATCCATGTTCTCATTGATCAGGAACGTCAGACTCAGATCACCAAAGGTCATCTTATCACCAGGCACCTGGTACTCCTTGACAGGCGTCTGGATCTCCCTAACACCAATGCTGATGTCTGGTAAGTTGACTGACTGACAGAAGTATTGTACGTTCGGGGTCCTGTCCATGATGAACCTGAACCCTACTGGTGCTAGGAAGTTTTTGTTCTCTGGCGAAAAGAGAGTGCGCTTGGTGCTCATTGACCGTACTCGTTAATGATGTCTAGAACTCTGTTGAGCATGGAGTGGGCACCATCGTGCCAGTCTCCATTCTTGTCATGGTGGTCACCGTTGTAAAGCTCGTTCTTGAGCTTCATGACACGTGCTTCCATGTCTACCTTTCTCATAATCCCACGGGGCATTTCACTAGGTATAACTATAACCTATTTAGATAAAAAAAGGACCCCTTACAGGGTCCCAGAGTGATGTTAGGTTAGTCGTCTAGCGCATATCTACAAAACCTCTTACAAGTTGGGGCGTTATCCTCGCACTCGATCAAGCAGTCAAAGTAGTCGTTGATTTTCTCTAGTTCTTGTTGATAATGTGATAGAGATTGCTCAAAGTGTTTCCACTCAGCTAGTTGATTTTGCGAGACAGATTTCGACATATAGTCCTCCTTGGTTCAGGTTGTTCATAACATAGGGGAGGGATTCGTTCATCGTACTACCTCATTATTCTACTACTATGTAGTGGATTACACTAATTTTCTTAGCTCAAGTTCAGTAAGATACTATAAGCGACTTAGCCAAACATAAAAAAAGAGGGTCCGAAGACCCTCTAATCTTAACAATGTGAAACTCTTATCACATGAGGTTCTTAACACGAACACGTCTGTAGTATGCGTTAGCACCTACGTTGCTGCTGTGCTGAGGATCGCTGTTGGACAGTGCTGTCAGACCCTTCGCGAAGGGGTTCAGGACCATGCCGTAGCGAGTCTTGAATCCGATGCGAGGCTGGAAGGTGTCCTGACCGATTGCTCTGTACATCTGGAGAGGTACATAAGGGCAATAGAACAGACCAGCGTCATAAGCGTTGGTACCCTTGTAACCAATAACGTAGTATTGGTCAGCAGATACGTTAGCAGAATAAGGATCGATGTAGACCTTAATGCGACCGTTGATTGTACCGACGAAGGTGTTACCAGTGTCGTCGATTTCGCCCAGACCGCCGACAGCGCCGTTGATGCCGCTGCTGTAGTCGAGTACACCAGCCATAGCGAGAGCAGAAGCAACATCACTAGAAGTGATGAGTACGTTGCCCTTTCCACGACGAGTCTCAAGTGCGATTGCGTTGGCATCGCGCTCGATCTGGAACAGAAGACCCTTGAATTTCTCAACAGACCATCTGCCGTTGCTGTCAACGTCCAGGTCAAATACACCAGCGTTAGCGGTGTTGACTTGAGCACCAGGCTTAGCACCGCGATATACGGTACGAACAACCTCACGGTTGATCTCAGCAAGGATCTCAGTAGACAGGATGTTGGCAAGCTCAGACTCAGCATCCAGACCATGGATTGCCTTCAAGTCTTGAGCAAGTTCAACGGAGTAGTCAGCTCTCAAGGCACGACCTTTCGCTTCAACGGCGATACGGTCGATGCTGAACGCCATCTCCATGAAAGCGGTCGAAGCAGACTCACCCAGGGACTCCTGCTCGGAGGTGGTGAACTTGCTGCTAGCGAGGTCATAGTTGCCCTCGGTAGTACCGCCGCCAGTGGCGTCGTTGATGAGACCAGGGTTCTTCTCGGTGGTAGCAGTCGGAGGAGTAGCTCCGTCAGTACCAGAGAACTGTGCGTCGGGCTCATCGAAGAATGCTTCGTTGCCAGACTGATTGACATAGCGGGAGCGCATTGCGAAGATCAGTCCAGTAGGACCGTTCATCGGTTGAACGCCAGCGATGTCATAAGCAATCAGCTTAGGCATTGCGCGTCTGATCAGGGAGATCAGGATCGGATCGAAACCGAAGTTAGCGCCAGCACCCGTTGTGGGTGTATTGATAGGACCAGCGTTGGTGGGAGCTTCAGTCATTACCTGACGCTCTTCACGCATGAAACGCTCTTGGTTTTCCAGGAGTTGTGCGGTTACAGCCTTACGATAGTTGTCCTTGATTTCGGGCAGACCATCATGCTTAAGAACTGGAGCCCACTTCTCTTGGAGTTGTTCAGTATTGAACATTTTTTTCTCCGTTAGTTGAGTGTGTGTTTGTGGGGGATTCAGAGACGCTTAGCAAGGGCAGCGACATACGCAGCCATGCTTTCACTTACTGTCTCTTGGGTTGTTGCGGGTTCTTCTGTGGATACTTCCTCAGTAGTTTCTACCTTGGGAGCACCAAAGTAAGACTCTTTAATCTGAACCAGCTTTTCACGATACGACTCTTCAGTCTTGAATTCCACCGCTTCAGCAAGGGAGGTGAACTTATCCTTTTGGGTCTCAGCAAGACCACGGGTCAGTTCTGTCAAAATCTCATTCTTACGATAGGCACCTACAGCCTCGTGAAGTTCGATGTTCTTCTGGACCTGCTCATTGAGTCGGGTCTCCATTTCATCAAGTTTTTCGCTCATCTCAGCAGCAACATCAAGTTTCTCTTCAGGAACGTTGATGTTGCTTTCGATAAACAATCTTCTGAGTCCTTCCATGAAACTCTCTGTGACTTCGGCGCGGAGACCTTGCTCAACGGCAAGTTCATTCTCCGACATCCACCCTTCACAAGCGT